TCTGCAGAAAACGCACTTAAATCAATTGCAGTTCCATTAGATCTTACTGCTGTTGGTATAGGATCTTCACATAGTTTGATAAGTAAAAACCAAAATACAAGAGCGTTGATAGCAATTGATAACATTATTCAAAGCCCTATCGTGGGTACTGGAGTTACATCATCTCTTACTGCTGACTTTGCAAAGAGTGAGACAATAATGTCAACCTCTGGTATAACGTCATTCTTTGCTGGTGATGTAATTAAAGTCGGTGTTGACACAACTGGAAGTGAGATGATGAAGGTTATATCTGTTAATCATGCTGGAGTGGCTAACGCTATGAGAGTTCATAGGCGATGGATGGGAACAAAACTTCTAGATCATAATAATAAGGATCTTATTGAGAAGATGTCTGGTAATTATAATATTGTTGATAGCACTCTTAACTTTATTGAAGCACCAAAAGGTGGTAGACCCATAGGTGTTGGAAGCACTGGCCTTCCATCAATGGATAGAGACTTTACTGGTATTACGACCACATCAAGTTTTAGTGGAAGAATATTTAATAGATCTGGTCTTGCTGGAGGAAACATTGATGCTTACTCTAGAAACTATTCTATTGATGATATATCTCAAGAATTTACAGGTCAAAAAGAAGTATTCACTCTGAAATCAGATGGGGCAAATGTAACTGGTATCGCCACAAACCTTGGTATTGTAATGGTGAATGGTATACTACAGGGTGCTGGAGATTTAAATGATTATACTCTATCTGAAGTTTCTGGAATTACATCCATAACATTTACAGGATCTCCAGCATCTGTTGCTAATGATGTAAATACCGCGTCTGTTCCTGTTGGTGGAATTATTATATCAGTTGGATCAAGTGAAGGATTTGGATATCAAGCCCTAGTTGGTGCTGGTGCTACTATTGATTTTGATAATGCAGGTAAAGTTAAAACCGTTAGTATCGGTAATAGTGGTTCTGGTTATAGAATACTCCCAGGCCCAGTGGGTATGGGAACAACATCAATTAGTGGTGTAGGAATAGCGACTGTTGTTAATGTTGCTGTTGCCACATCCACTACTGGAGTTCCAGTTCTTTATAACATTGGAACTGCTGCTGTTCATAATGGTCGAATTGTAAGTATTGCTGTTACAAATACTGGTTCAATACCTGGCATAGGAACTAATAATCCAATATTAGCTGGAACTAATGTGGGATATGGTGCTTCAACATTTACTGCTATAATTGATAAACCATTACCTTATCAAGATATTCCTCTTTGGTATGAAAATACTCATTTCAACCCAGTTGGTGGTGGTGGATCACAGGCAAGAGCAAATATTACAGTTGGAGTTGGTACCACAGGAATTGGCAGTGTAATTGATTTTGAAATTACAAATACAGGATATGGTTATGGTATTGGTCATACTTTAACTGTTCCTACATTTAGATCTGCACCAGTTGGAACATCAACAGATAAACCTGTAAGTGCATATGCGATACCAGTTGATGATCCAAGCAAACCATTTAAACCTTTCCAGATAACAGTTCAGAAAGTTCACTATGATGAATTCAATATGTGGACAATGGGTGAATTACAGGCTCTTGATGATTTCTCAAGTCTATTCAATGGAACTAGAAAACAATTCCCACTTACAGTTGCTGGAGAAGCATTTGCTATACAAGCAAGAACTGGTTCAAACATAGTTGTGCAGAATACCATTATTCTAACAATAAATGATGTTTTACAAGTGCCAGGTGAAGGTTATGAGTTTGATGGTGGTGGAACAATAACATTCACAGAAGCACCAAATGCAACTGACGTAATGAGAATGTTCTTCTATAGAGGAACTGGTGGTGCTGACGTTGTTGACAGAGATATTATTGAAACTGTAAAAGTTGGTGATGATTTACAATTAGGATATAATCCAACTTATAATACAAGAACTTTCGTTGAGTTCCCTAGAGCAGTTCATGAAATCAAATCATCTGATACAGTTGTAACTAATCAATATTATGGAAGAGGTTTAGGTGATAGTGATACTGAAAGAAGACCTGTTAAATGGTATAGACAATTAGAAGATAGGTTTATTGATGGAAAAATTGTTCGTAAAGATAGACCACTATACGAACCTAAGTTATTCCCAACCTCATATTTAATTCAACCAGTTGGTGTTGGTCAAACAGAGATATTCATTGATAGTTGCAAACCATTCTTTAATCCTGAAAATGAGAATCCTTCAGACAGAGGTTTCCAAAAAGAAATTCAAATAGTTAATGCAAGTTCTGAATATGAGTTTCTTGCTGGTGCTGCTGCGACTGCAATCGTGTCTATTGCCAATACAATACAACATTTTTCAATTACAGACGCTGGTGATGGATACACATCTGTTCCTGAAGTTAGAATACAGCAACCTATAAGTATTGGTGGAACTCCATTTGTCGGTATTGGAACCACTGCAACAGCCATTGCAACTGCGACAGTTACTAATGGATCTATTTCATCAATTACAGTTGGTATCAATTCAGGGATTGTTGGAACTGGTTATACTTCTGCTGCACCTCCACAGGTTCTAATTGCTCCACCTACATATGTTAGGGAAGAAAATAGCATTGATTTATATGAAGGAGACTTTGGTATTATCAGTGGAGTTGGCATATGCACAGATGTTACAAATACAACATTAACTGGTGATCAAACAGTTGGTATTACAAGTGGAATAGCTTTTGATTTATTCATTCCAAAAGAATCTGCTTTGAGAGATGATAACATCAATAGCCCTAACGCGATAGTAAGAAGTGGTCTACAAACTGGATATTATTTCACTGTTAGTAATTCTAATCTTGGATCAGGTATCACTGCACTTGCTAAAAGTGATGGTTCTGTCATTGGTATTGGAACTACTGCCCTAGATGGCATATATGAAGTTGCTCATCATGCTGGAATAACGACAGTATCATTTGGTCAAAGCACAACAGAATTAGCAACAAGGGTGTTCTGTAGAGTTCTAGATTGGCATGGTTTAGTTGGTGTTGTTGGTTTAGCCACAGCAAATGCAGGTATAGTTACATCATTCATCGGTGACTTTAGTTGGGGTCGATTACAACTAAATGATAGACAATTATCACAGGCATATACCGTCAACACTAGCAATGGTGTAACGGGTATTAAGACTGGCCCGCAAATTAAGAGAAAGGCAGCTCTTAAATCTGACAATTATGTTGTCTAAATAAATAAAAAAAGTGTAACACAAGTTCATGGCGGCTATCATAACGGATCAAATAAGAATATTAAATGCAAAGAATTTCGTAGCTGGTGTATCTACTTCGACTAACTCTTATTATGCATTTGTTGGTTTACCCAACCCAACTGCGTATCAAAGTGACTGGGATTCAAATCCTCCAGCACCAGTTGATAATTTTGATAATATGAATGACTATCACGATACTATGCTTGCTGTGAAAAGGGTGACATCTACTGATGTAAAACAAATTGTTCCAAAATTGAACTGGAACTCTGGAACAACATATGATTATTATAGACACGATTATAGTATTTCTAATGCACCACCAAACTCTGGTGGAACATCTTTGTATACTGCAAACTTCTTTGTTGTTAACAGTGACTTTAGAGTTTATATTTGCTTACAGAACGGAACAACTCCAGAAACACCTGATGGTAAACCGTCTCTAGACGAACCAACTTTCACAGATTTAGAACCAAGAACACCAGGTACTTCTGGAGATGGATACATTTGGAAATACTTATATAGTATTAAACCAGCAGATTTGATTAAATTTGATTCTACCGATTTTATGCCTGTTCCAGCAAATTGGGGATCTGATGCTTCAGATGCTGCTGTTAAGAACAATGCTACAGATGGTGGAATAAAAATTGTTGAAAATAGAGGAACTGGTATAGGAACTGCTAACCAAACTTATACTAGAGTTCCAATTAAAGGTGATGGATTCAATGCAGAATGCACTGTTGTTGTTAATAATGACGCTCAAATAGAAAGTGTTACTGTATCAAATGAAGGATTTGGATACACTTATGGTAATGTTGATTTAGCTGCTGGATCTGTTCCAACACCAACCTCTCAACCAACTCTTGACGTTATCATTCCACCACCAGGTGGTCATGGTGCAGACATTTATAGAGAATTGGGTGCAACTAATGCTTTATTGTATGCAAGAATTGAAAATGATGCTGAAAACCCAGATTTCATAACTGGAAACCAAGTTGCTAGAATAGGTATTTTAGAGAACCCTAAAGCATTCAATTCTAATGAAATACTTACATTAGATAAAGCTAGTGCTGCATATGCACTAAGATTGTCGGGAACTGGATACAGTTCTGTAACATTTACTGCAGATGATTATATAAGACAAACTGTTGCCACTGGATCAACTGCTGTTGGAAGAGTTATTTCTTACGATCAGACAACTGGTGTTTTAAAATATTGGCAAGATAGAACAATCGCAGGTTTTGCTACTGCAGGATCAAGTGGTATTAGCACAGCGTTAACACCTACCCATTTAGATTTAAATGTTCCAAGTTATAATACCACTAGATTTACATCTGAACCATCTTCAGGTGGAAGTGTGACTATTGTTGGTGGTAGTTCTAATTTATCGATCAGCACCGTGTTCTCAGGCCTTTCTACTACTCTAAATAATAGAACCTATTACCTTGGTCAGTCATTTACTAAGGGAGTTTCTAATCCAGAAGTTGACAAATATTCTGGAAATATGATTTATGCTGATCACAGACCATCTATCACAAGATCTTCCAATCAAAAAGAAGACATCAAAATAATATTACAGTTCTAATTAACTATGGCTCAACAAACCAACCTTAACGTTTCACCATATTTTGATGATTTTGATCCGAGTGATAATTATCAAAAGATTCTTTTCAAGCCTGGTTATCCTGTACAAGCAAGAGAA